AACTGGTTCGTGGACTTGATGTAGCCGGTGTTGTTGGTGTCGTCAGCGATGACCTTTGCATCCTCGAACGCACGGCGCGAGACCATGTTACGCAGGAATGGACGGACAGCGTTCAAGAACTGCGACTGGGTGAAGGCATCGTTCACTTCAAACAGGAACTGCTTGGCGAAGTTGGCGATGGACTTCTCAGCCACAATGAATGCCATACGGACATTGATGCGGTCGAATGAGCTTGGGCGGGTCGTTGCGGTCTTGTCACCGAACAGAACGATGCCTTCATTCGGGAAGGTCACGATGGAGTTCACACCGATCTTGTACAGCTCGTCACGTTGTGCTTTGTTCGCAGACCAGGCCATCTTCAGGTAGCGCTTGTACTTGCCACGTTGGTGACCGGCTGGGCTTACCCATGGGTCAACTTCATAAGCAGTACGGGCCATCAGACCAGCAGTACCAGCAACAGCAGGAATCCAGCGATTCACATCGTTGTACTTGTCGTACACCAGACCCCAGTTGTCCACGCACACGCCATACGAGGTATCGCGGTTCAGGACGTTGTTGCGCCAGGTCTTGACGTTCGCCAGTTCATTGCCAGGTGTGTTAACCACATCCGACAGAGCCGGGGCGAAGAAGGCGATACAGTCACGGCGGGTCTCAACGACATCACCAATGGCTTTCTGTTCAGTCGGGCCACCAGCGGTGAACACGTAGTTCAGATCCATTTGTTCGGCGTTGTCGTAGCGAGACAGAGCAGCAACACGAGTGGTGTTGTAGTCGTCCACACCGCCAACCAGCTTCACAGAGCGTGCGCTCAGAGCAACCTTGCGGTCACCAACGAACACATACTTGGAACGGCTCTTGATCGCATCAGCGTAGTAGCGGGAGCTGCCGTCAGGATAGCGTGAGGTCTTGTCAGTGGTGACAATCTCATACTGTTCCAGGATCGTGCCCAGGCGTCCAACCACTGAAGCTGACACACCGAAGGAGATACCAACTTGGTCAGCAGGATTCGCAGCGAAGTCGAAACGTCCCACAACCTTGCGACGGTAGGTCACCGAAGCGCCATCAGCAGTCACGCTTTCATACAGGTTCGAGAAGGCTGCGTCACCTTGCAGAACGGTCGCAATGCGAACAGCGGTCTGGGCTGGGGATTCGCCGTTCAGGACGGCCACAGTGTTACCGAACACGCTGATGTTAGCAGAGTTGCTACCAGGAGTCGTGATGGTGTAGGCAGCAGTCACACCAGCGGAGGTCTCGTTGGCGGTTGGCTTCCCGGAAGGGCCATAAGCCGTGTAGGAGAAGTTGATCACGCCAGCGGCGCCAGGAGTCACGGCGGTGTACTGGTTCGGGCGAGCCAGCATTGCGTCGATGATCGCTTGACGGGTCGTTGCGATGGAATCGCCATCAACCACAGGGATTGTGATATCCATGATGGTCAGATTGCCGGTGTTGGAACCTGGCAGGGCGATAGTACCCACAACGGTCAGGCCATTGGCATTGCTCGAAGCCGGGGCGGCGAACAGACCTTTGGCGGTGCGAGTTGCGCTGACAGTCGTGCCAGTAGCAGTCGCAGCAGAGTAGGTTGCGGTGGCAGCAGCCAGAGCCGTAGCGGTCTTGGTTGCAGCAGTCAGGGCGGTGTCGCCAGACAGCAGATTCACAGTCACGCCAGACAGGGTCAGGGTGGTGTCAGCAGTCAGGGTGCCTTGGAAGCTGATGTTGTCGATTTGGTTGGTACCAACGGAGACAGCACCGGACAGGGTCGCGGTACGGGCTTCACGGACGCCACCAACTACTTTCGCGCCATACAGGCTCAGGCGTTCTTGTTGCTTTGCTTCACCCACGCCAGAGCTGAAGTTGCCACTCGTGTCTACCACGGCGATAGCATACTCACCAGCTTTCGGTGCGTAGTTGAAGGCGTTCTTGAACTCCCAGGTCTGGAACTTAGCGGTGTCAGCGATATCGACCATCAGACCGTTACCCAGAGCGCCCGGATATTTCGCCAGGAACTGGATGCCGTTGAATGTGCCGATGTCTTGGCCCACCTGAATGTCGTCATCGTTTTTCGCCAGGAGGGCAGTGAAACCGCTCTCAGTGGCGTTTTTAGCCGTTGGGCCAACCACGCGTGTGTACCATGCCTTCGGAGAGTAAGCGAAGAAGTCAGTCATCGTCAGCAAGTCCAGATACGTGTTGTCATCTGGCTTCTGGAAGATGGAGATCAGTTCATCTTCGCCGGTCGTGATCAGCGTTGGCTTGTCGGCTGGGCCCCACTGGGCGAAACCGGCGGATGCGCCGATATAATCAGCCAGAGTCACCACGCTCAGAGTCAGGTCTGTCTCTTGGATGGTGATGCTCGGAGAAATGTTGAACATTGTGTCACTCCTATGAATTAAAGTCGTACAGTCTATTTAGCAGCCAGCTTGATCAAGAACGCATCCAGTCATCAAAGCTCAACCCGGAGGCTGAGCCATCAGTACAGATGAATCCATTGACGATCATCACTGGCTTGTCGGCCTCATGATTCGCTGGAGGGAAGAATGGCAGCAGCTCATCTTTCAGCCGCTGAATGTTGTTATCGTGCAAACTGTCTTGGATGTTGGTCGATGTGTAGTCCACGAACCAGTCTTGCTTCATCAACCAAGAGAAGAGAACCAGTGTCATCACAGTATCATCATGACAACCCTCATCGGCCTCGTAACTGTTGCCCTTGGCGATGAATGTTCCCAGCTCTTCCAGCATAGTCTGGTCTTCGATCAGCAACTTGCCGTTCTCAAGCATGGTCTTCAGATTGGCACAACCAATCATCTTCACCTTGCTTGTTGTTTTCACACCAGGCTTCGGTCTAGCGCCACCAACCTTCACACTCATGCCCTTGTCGTCGTTGGAGGTCAAGATGACCTCCGGGTACTCAAGTTCATAATACATGATGTAGGACACTTGACCGCCAACGTCATTGTTGGATTCGATCAGGAGAGGACAGTTGTTGTAGTTCTCACAGATCGACATGAGCTGGTATGGGAACAGCAGTGGACCAATCTCGTTATTCCTGTACTTAGCCACGACTTTGTACGGGATCACACTGACATCAAAGACTGTACATACAGCATAGTCTTGACCAACACCCTCAGAGCAGTCAGCCACAGCAACATAGCGGCGATTCTCTTGAGGGTATTCATACACTTGGAAGAATGGGTCAAAGTTGAGTGGGTTTGCCCACTGCATCTTCTCCAGTACCAGAGCTGGGATCAGGGAGCCTGAGGAACCCAGGAACTTGACGTTGTGCTCTTGCTCGAATTGGCTTGGACTGGTCTTGGAAATGGTATCAGCCTTCCACTTCTCATCGCGATCAGGGTGGTGGTGCCATGGAATCTCGATGTGATGGAAGCCATTGAACATCGGATGGTCTTGATCCAAATGCGACTCTTTCCAGACCTTGTGGAACACTCCACGAGCGCCCTTGGGAGTTGACACCAGAGCAATCTTGGTGGTTTTACCGGACGACAGTACAGGGAACGTGGATGTCCAGAATTCTTCATCACGCGCCGTAAATGCTGCCTCATCCCACATAACAAAGTTGATGGACTTACCACGGACAGTGTCGGGGTTGGAGGAACCGGAGAAGACTTTGGACTTGTTCTCAAGCTCAATCTCACCCAGGTTGAAGGTGTCAGCGCCCTGTTGGAGGAAGTAAGGCAGCTCCTCGTACATCATACGCCAACGATCCATGATCTCCATGGCTTGGTCAGCCTTGTTGGCCAGAACTGCGCATTGCTTCGGCTTGTCGCTGAAGATGGTATACCAGAGGATGAAGGCGGCGACAGTCGTGGTCTTACCCATCTGACGGGCCGTCGCAATGATGTTGAAGCGGTTGTTCGCCAGAGCCAACACCATCTTCTTCTGGAACTTGTACATCTTGAACGGGATCAAACCATGGTCCAGAGACATGATGCGGCAGTAGGTCTCAATGAAGTAGATTGGATCCAGCTTACACTTCATGTACTCCAGCTGTTGTTCTGGCGTCAGGGTCTCGAACCGGACTGTAGACCCAGCACGCTTCACTGCCTTGTTGTCAACCAGAACCTGGTCAAGGCGCATCTGGACGTCAGCAACTGGCCACTTGAAGTCACCACCGTCCTTGATTGGGGCAAATTCAGCTTGCTTCGCCATCTTTGACCTCCTTCACTTCCACGTCCTCAACATCGCTGACGTGACCAACGCCCAATGGGCTGATCTCGCCTCTGGCGATGGAGTCGCGGAGCAAGTTCATGATGTCCACTGACGATCCGCCCTTGGCGCCGCCTGTATTGACATCACCGTTGATTTGGATGTTGGTTTGGGCAACAGGCGGTGGATCCAGCTCTGTACGTCCCTTCGTGACTTCCTTGAACACCTTCTGGAGGGCCAACAAGTCTTGGGTGAGTCCACGGGCAGTGGTTGCCAGTGAGTTGAACGACTCAAATGCGCGTGGGTGTTCAGTTTCATTCGCCACGGCCAGAGCACGAGCCAGAGCCTGGGTCGTCATTTCCAAGAGCGTGTAGTTCATGGAGCGCGCATAGGCATAGTCCACCTTCGCGTCTGACAACTGCAGGTCTGGTACAGAGGTCTCCTTGACCTGAAGCTCAAACTTCACTTCAGGCCGTGGCTCATCCTTGAACTCATCGAACTCCCCGGAGGAGTCCATGCGGTCCACAATGTCCTCTCCAGATGGAGTTATTCCAAGCAGAGCCGCCAGGCCGTCGCTCATTTGAGTTCCACTCATGATTAGATTCCTTTGGTTACCTCAGCCATCTTATCTCCGATATTGTTTGGTGTGGCTGAGTGGATGTAGTCTTTGACCTCAGTGGATGAGGCTGCGCTGTTGAACTGGAATGCGTCGGAACCCAACACCATTTCCAGGGTCACAGGCTTTTCAACGCTGTTGTGATACAGATAGCCCTTCACTGTGAAGTCAATGAAGACTTCCAGGCGGCGGTTCTCTTCCTGTGAACGTTCATAGTTATCGTCAATCTCATAGCCATCACTGGTCATCTTCACAGTGATGTCGCGCTCAATCCCGATTGGGTTGTTGTCGAGAAGCCGGATTGTGACTTGGGGGTTGAACACGTCCACTACCTGCTCGATGATCATGAGCATTTCCTCAATGGTCTTAGTGGCGATAGTGAGACGATAGTTGATGTCATGGGGTACGGGCACACGTGTCGTCAATTCGTTCAACGTACCCACCTCAGGCGATCCCCGGCGATAGCCTAGATTCTGGTTGATCAGCCGTCCTGGGTCTTTCTCGATCCCTCGCAACTCAAACGACATCGCCGGGAGGTGAATTCCAGTACGCACCAAACCAAAGTCAGTGTTGGCCTTGTTGCGGAGGTTGCCTGGTCCATACTTGATTGGTACATGGACATACTCTGTCTTCGTGTCTGTCTTCCTCACAATGTAGAGGTCGGAGAACAGATTGCCGAACAGGGCAGAGTATTTCTTGACTTGTCCTTGATAGAATGCTTTCTCTTTACCGAACAGTCCCATGGTTACTCTCCGAATGGATTGTCTGAGTCAAAGGTCGTTGGGAGCGATTGTTCAATCACCTCCTTGAAGACCTCACCTTCATCTTGCTTCAACTCCTCCGAGATACCCAAGAGGGAAGTCAACCCAAGATCATCAACCTGGCGCGCCACTTGTTGGAGGTCTTCAGGTGTGATGTCGTCATTCTCAAAGGTCTCGTGGGACGGATCGAACAAGCCCACTTCAAGACGCCACACGCGGTTCTGTCCGAATTGGAAATACTCTTCGTCATGCTTCACCTTCCTGATCTTCCACAGGGTATTGGAGAATGGCATGTAGATCACGTCATCTTCGAGAGGTTGCTTCAACCCATGGTCTTGCCCCACGATAGAGAAGCGCCGCACGGACACGAGCAAGGTTGCTTCGTCATTGCGTACCATGCCGAACTTGCTGAAGATGTCATCCTCGCCGTTATGGTGGGTCACGCGAGCGAGGTACATTTCAATGTCAAAGCCGCTCTTGAACTTGGACACTGTGGATTCACCGAACATCTCATTGAGGTTCAGTTGTTCCTTCGGGAAGTAGCGCAAGTCAGAGCCTGTCGCTTGAATGTTTTCGTCAATCAAGTCCTGGACCACATCCATCTCATTAGTGAGCCAGTTATCTTGATTGTTCAATAGGCTGATTGTCGTCATTTCAGCATTCCTTATTGAGTTCTATCCTGTACTTAGTGTCCCACTCCCCTTTAGAGCTTTACTTTTCGGAAAATTCAGGTATAATTGTATTAACCTGTCACTTCTCAACTAGGATGGATATGAAAGCACTACACGTAGTTGCCTCAAGCCTTCCCGGTCTTTGGGACAGTGAGCAATATATCAATTTCGACACTGGGGAAGCCTTCATTGTTCGCTCAATGGGTATGAGCCCCAGATCGGTGTACCAGATCGTACCGGCCTGTGACCTCGCTCCGGGTTCAGACAAGTACAATGCCGTGTTGGCTGCTTTAGATGCCTTTAATGGAGTGATACCTGATAATCGTATGTTTGACCAACCTGAAGGGAACAATATGCGCGCAATCGACACTCATCTGATGGGCCTCGTCAACCAGTACATTGAGGCTGAGGGCCGAATGGCGACGATTCGACACATGGTGGCCAATAACGCCGCCAAGTATCTCGCGGAATCGCGGGGGATCAGTCTGGCCACCGGCAATGAGCAATTTCTGTCTCTCGTGAATACGGTCGCATGTGGCACCCGCCCAGTAGTGACCCGGATAGACAAGGTG